GCGTCTGGCAACATTGTTAGCACAGGCAATATACTTGCGGGCACCGGAAGGATGACCGTCTCGTGAGCTACACTGAATGCGTCATCGACACGGAAAGTATGAAATGCGTTGCGTGTGGAATACCCGTTGCAGGCATGCCAACCTATAGACAGTGCCTGGCTGAATTGACGCCGCCAGCCCCACCCACCAATGGCCCCGGCACTGAGCTAAAGAAACTGCTCGCCCGCGTCGGCATCACCAGCACGCCCGACTGCGCTTGCAACGCCAGAGCCGCCGAGATGGACCGCCAGGGCGTCGAGTGGTGCGAGGCCAACCTCGACACGATCGTCGGCTGGCTCCGCGAGCAGGCCGAGGCTCGCGGCCTGCCGTTCCTTGACGTGGCCGGGCGGCTGCTGGTGCGGCGAGCGATTGCGAACGCCCGGAAAGCCGCTGCCGGCAATTAGGCCAGACTTCAACGATCAACGTACACCGGCACAATCGGAGGCCTAGACCCACCGCAGGAGTGCAGGCGTGGCCACAGCGTTCTCTCAGATCCCGGCAGACATGTCGATTGAGTTCGTGGTGGGCGACGAGCTCAACGTCGGCCTAGCGTTCACCTCGAGCTCGACGCCGATCAATCTGACTGGCTACACGCTGGAGGCCAAGGTCTTTCGGCCCGTGTTTGCCAACCCGGACGGCTCGTTCAGCCAGGGCGCGTACACGGTCGGTTCGACGGCCGCCACGTTCACCGTATCGGCCGTGTCTCTGTCCGGCGGCACCGTGAACATCGGGTTGACGGAAACGCAGACTTCGGCCCTGAGCCCGGCCACCGGCTACCGCTGGTTCTTTCGGTGGATCGACACATCAGGCGTGACGCTGACCGTGCTGTCTGGGGATTTCACGGCGAGGGCACCGTGAGCGTAACAGTCACCGTCAACGGCAAGAGCGGCCCGTCTGTTGTCGCTACCAACGGCGACACGATCTCGGCGGCCGTCACCAAGAACGCTGTCGTGAGCGTCTCCGCGTCTGCGGCCGCCGCACCAGGCGGAACAGGCCCGACCGGCCCGCAGGGGCCGCCGAGCACGACCATCACGGTCGGCAGCGTGTCCACGCTCGCGGCCGGCAGCTCAGCGACGGTGGTAGGCACCTCGAGCAACAACGGGGCGAACGTCTCGCTGGCGTTTGGCATCCCGGCCGGTGCGGCCGGTGCTACGGGTGCTACGGGCGCGACGCCCACGGTCACGGCCACAGCATCCACACTCTCGGCTGGCAGCTCTGCCACAGTCACTGCCACGCCAAGCGACGGCGGCTCCAAGGTTGCCCTGGCGTTTGGCATCCCTCGCGGTGCTGACGGTTCCGCTGGCTCCGGCGGCGGTGCTTCGTTATCAGACGCCACGCCATCGGCCCTAGGCACGGCATCGGCTGGCACGAGCACGACGGCCAGCAGGAGCGACCACGTACATCTCCTGCCTTCGCTCGCCACGCTCGGTGCGGCGGCGGCCAATCACGCTCACCCATACGTTACGGGTCTCAACAGCCTCACCGGCACGTTGACGCTGGCGGCTGGGTCTGGCGTCACGCTGACCACCAGCGGATCTACGATCACGATTGCCGCGAGTGGCGGCAGCGTTGACGACATCGACGGCGGCGACTACGTCGGAGTCGTGGCGTCGATCTCGTTCACCAAGCACCCATCCGACGTCAGCCTATCAATCAATCAGGGCTCGACCGGCTCGGCCTCGTTCACGGTAGCGGCCTCGGCCTCGACGGGCGTTGCTGTGGCCTATCAGTGGCAGCGGAATCAAGGCAGCGCATGGACGGCAATTGACGGTGCGACCGCTGCAACGCTTTCGCTCACAGGTCTCACTGGTGCCGACAACGGAACAATTTATAGGTGCGTCGTCAATGCGTTTGGGCTGCCGTCGGTAATCAGCAACACAGCAGATTTGTCTGTCACTGTGATCACCCCGTCTACTCCTGTGATTACGATCGATGGGCAGCCGCAGAACAGCACGATAAATAACACGGCTAGCTCTACCTCATTCAGCGTCAATGCCACCGTGACTGCTGGGACTCTCGCATACCAATGGCAGAAGCGCGAGAGCGGCGCAACGAGTTGGGTGACGATGACGAGCGTGCCGAATGGCAACGGAGAGACGAGCAGCACTCTAACCCTGGGGCAACTCACGTACGCTGCGGATAACGGCGATTCTTATCGGTGCATCGTGTCTGCTGCCGGCGCTGCGTCTGTCACCTCAGCCACGGCCAGCCTTAACGTCAGTTGGGTGACCGCTCCGCAAATCACGATCATCGACGGGCCGGCGACTGTCAATTGGCCGTCGAGCAGCAATTCCTGCACGGTCACGTTTGGCAAGATTATCTACGGCGCCGAAAACTCTGGCATCTCTTTCCTGTGGCAGGCTAATAGCACCGGCACAACTTATACGGCTGTGACATCAGTTGTATCTGCCAGCAATGTGTTCGGCGGCACGACTAGCAGTTCGCTGACGCTGACAGGAGTCAGCAGAGTAGTCAGGGTGCGGTGTATCGTCACTGCCACTAACACCTACGGAACGACGACGGCCACCACTGCCGCCATCACAATCAATCCGCCCGCCCTCGTGTAGGAGTAGTAATGCCTTCTAAGATCAAACCAAAGCGGTCATTTACTGCAGGTGCGGTTCCGACCACCAGCGACCTAGACGCCAACGAGCTGGCGATTAATTGGGTGGACAGCAAGGCGTTTACCAAGACCGCTAGCGGTAACATCGTCAGCGTGACGCTCGGCGGCGGCAGCGGCTCAAGCGAGGATGCAGGGCTGCGTGCGTTGTTTGTCCCGCCTGCACCGACGGGCCTGACTGTCACTGCTGGCAACGCGCAGGCGACGCTCTCGTGGACGGCACCGACAGGCGTGATAGCCCAGGCACCGATCACAGGCTACAGGGTTGAATACACGCCGAGCGGCGGATCGCCGCAGACGGTCTCTACTGGCAGCACCAGCACCAGCTACACGCTGACGGGCCTCACAAATGGCACGGCCTACACAGCGAGAGTGGCAGCGGTAAATGCGGTTGATGCGGGGGCATATACGGCGGCGAGTGCCGCTGTAACGCCGGGCGTGGCGTCTGACGTGGACTTCGCAAACGTGCAATTGCTGTTGCACATGGAAGGCACGGGCACCACGTTTGTCGATTCGTCAGTATCGGCAAAGACCATCACGGCGGCGGGTAACGCCACGCAGTCAACATCGCAGAGCAAATTCGGGAGCAAGTCTGCGGCTTTTGACGGCACTGGCGATTATCTGAGCGTGCCGTCTGTGTCTCTATCGGGAGACTTTGCGTTTGAGGGCTGGATTCGCTGGGTTGGTGGCGTCGCCAAGGATTACTCGGCCATCGCACTTGGCGGCAGCAGCTCGCAGATGTTCCTGACAACGAAACAGGATCGCACTGGTCTTCGATTTGGCCTCACTGGCGTCGCTCAATACGCCACAGGCTCGTTCACGTGGGTGGCGGATACTTGGTATCACTTTTCTCTATCTCGCAGTGGCTCTGCGATCAACATGTACGTCAACGGGAACAATGTCACTGACGGCAGTCCTACTAACGCAACGTCATTTTCTGGCGAGTTGCGACTTGGTGGAGATGGCACGTTTACATATGACAGCAATATCTTCTTGGATGATGTGCGACTGACTGTCGGGTCAGCGCGTGGTTACACCGGCGCGACGATCACCGTCCCGACAACAGCGTTCCCAGACAGTGGCCCGATCTCGGCACCAACGTCACTCTCCGCCACCGCAGGCAACGGTCAGGCATCTCTGACTTGGACGGCACCGGCGTACAACGGCGGCAGTTTAATCACCGACTACAGCGTGCAGTACAGCAGCAACAGCGGCAGCACATGGACGACGTTCAGCCGCACTGCATCTACAACGGCGAGCCAAGTTGTCACCGGCCTGACCAATGGCACGGCATATGTCTTCCGAGTGGCTGGAGTCAACAGCAACGGCACCGGCACCTACACGGCGGCGAGTAGCAGTGTGACGCCTGCGTCGGCAAGCGTTCCCGGTGCGCCGACTAGCCTGACCAGCAGCGGGTCAGGCGGTTGTGGAAACATACGCCTCAGTTGGACGGCACCTAGCGACGGTGGGTCCGCAATCACATCCTACCGAATCCGATACAACGAAAACTCATATGCGACATTTTACAGCTTCAGCCCATCTGGCGGTACAGCGAGCCGCGAGATTGCATTGTCTAACCTGATAGCAGATGGCTATAGGACAGTGACGATCCGGCTCAGTGCGGTAAATGCCATCGGTGAAGGGTCATATGTTACCGCAACCATTAATCCAGCAGGCGATATCTACCAAAACTGCGGCTAAGTCTATGCGTAACCTCATCGAATTCCTGCTGTGCGGCACCATCGGCGCGTACTGCGTCATGCGGTGTGCAGCCCTCATGCCTCGCGTCATCGCAGAGGCTCACGCGGTGGTGCGGCAGTCGGTGGAGCGACGGCGGGAGATCGAGGCAATTGAGGAGGGAGTGCAGTGAGCGACATCTCCGCGACGATCACATCGCAGCCGATAACGGCCACCGCGTCAGGCGGCGTTGTTAACGCTGCCGTGTCCAGCTCGTCGGCAATGGTGACGATCGCCGGCGGCGTAGGACCGCAGGGACCGGCTGGCACCAGCGGCGGCCCGCTCGAGCAGCTCTCCAACGTGCAGATAACGTCGGTCCAGCCCGGCGACGTGTTGCGGTTCAGCAATTCAAAGTGGCGTAACTCACCAGAGACCGACATCGTAGACGGAGGGAATTGGTAAATGCCTACACCAATGAGAGTGAAGCGGCGGGCGGCCGGCGGGGCGTCAGGGGCTCCGGCTTCCCTGCTGCAGTCAGAGCTTGCCTACAGCGAGGTCGATCAGATCCTCTACATCGGGCAAGGCTCCGGCGGCTCGGCGTCCGTCGTGGCGATTGCTGGCCCCGGCAGCTACGCCACCAAGGCCTACGTGACGACAGCGGTGGCGGCCGTCGACGTCTCGTCACAGCTCTCTAGCTACGTGACGAGCTCCACGGCCACGGCCACCTACGCCCCCAAGGCTTCGCCGTCGTTCACGGGAACGCCCGTGGCACCGACGGCCACCGCGGGCACGAACAACACGCAGATCGCCACCACGGCCTACGTGACCACGGCCATCAGCAATCTGGTCGGTGGTGCTGGGGCTGCCCTCGACACGCTACAGGAGCTGGCCGCTGCCCTCGGCAACGACGCCAGCTTCTCCACCACGATCACCACGTCGATCGGAACGAAGCTGGCCAAGTCGCTGAACCTATCTGACGTCGCTGACATTGCCACGGCCAGGACCAATCTAGGACTGGGGACGATGGCCACGCAGTCGGCCTCCAACGTCAACATTACTGGCGGTTCAATCGACGGCGTTAGCTTTGACGGGGGAACCTACTGATGCCTGTATACGATCAACTTCCGGCCACGCTCAACCTGCGATGGCGCGTCGGCGACGACTTCTCGGCGCTCATCGACTTCGACATCGGCCTGACTAACTACACGGCAGCGGCCACCGTCTACTCGACAATTACCGGCAACGCTGTGGCCACGTTCACGGTAACGATCCCGGACGCCGCGGCCGGCAAAATCAACGTTGCCTTGACTGACACGCAGACCACGGCAATCGGTTCCGGTACGTTTGCGTGGCAGCTCGTCTGGACCGTTGGCACTGTGACACGCGCCGCGATGGCAGGGTTTATCGACGCTATCCCGTGAGGCTGGAGGCGGCGATGGCCAAGAAGGCAAACAGATTCTGGGTCGGCGACCCGGACGGATTCGGGATGCCTGACGAGGACCAGGTCGAGGGGTCGCTGACCCCGGACGATGACGGGTGCGTCTATCTCAACCGTCGGCGTCCTGCCGACCAGGAGGCCAAGGATGGCAAGAGTCAGAATGCCGAAGCAACGGCGAAACGCAAGCGACCCGTGGACGGTCGAGACGCTCGAGGGCGGCGTTAACAGGCTGACGTTCAAGGCCCGGCTCTGGGTGCTGCTCACAAGCGACTGGCACTGGGACAGCGTCAAGTGCGACCGCGACAAGCTGGCCTCAGACCTCGCCGCAGCGAAGAAGGTCAACGCCGCAGTATTGTCTATTGGCGACCACTTTGACGTGATGGGCGGCAAGTGGGACCCGCGTTCAAACGGTAAGAACGACATCCGGCCGGAGTTCCAGCGTGGCAACTACTTTGACGACATCGTGACGCAGTGTGCCGAGTGGCTCGAGCCTTACCGCGACCAGATGGCCCTGATCACGCCAGGCAATCACGAGACGGCCGTCCGCAAGCGAATGGAAACGTGCCTGACGACCAGGCTGGTGGAGCGGCTGCGGATGAACGGCGGCCGTGTCCGCCAGGGCGGCTATGCCGGCTGGGTCATGTTCCGGGCAATGCACGGCGGGAACTGCGTGGCCCTGTACCGATTGTGGTACCACCACGGCTACGGCGGCGGCGGGCCTGTGACCCGCGGCGTGATTGACTTCTCGCGGTACCTCGTCGACACCGACGCCGACTGCGTCCACGCCGGCCACATTCACCAGCGGACGCTGATCGAGGCCACCCGGCAGCGGCTTTCTCCCAGCGGAATCCCGCAGATCAAACCGATCCATTTGGTTCGCAGCTCGACATATAAACAAGAATGCCTTACTGATGGGTGGGCCGTGGAAAAGGGCATGTCGGCCCGACCGCTCGGCGGCTGGTGGATGCTGTTGAAATGGAACAGCGACAAGACCGGCCTGGTGGCCTCGTTCCACGACCAACCAGGAGAAATCTGCGATGACGACGAGTGACACATACGCGATTGAGCCGTCTGCACCAGAGCGACCAGCCTCGCTGCCTTTCCTCGAGCTCGTCGAGGAGCTGCGGCAGCTCCACCTGACGAAGACTGCCCAGTACGGCGACGAGGCCGACCCGTTCGCCAACGTCTCCGCGTCCGCAAAATGCGGAGTGGAGCCTTGGCGCCGGGCGCTGTGCGACCTGTCGGACTGCGTGGTCAGGCTCCAGCGTTACGCCAGCGGCCAGCCAGTGGACATCGAGAATGCCGCACTGGATGCCGCCAACTGGGCGTTGATCTGCCTGCTCAAGATGCGTGAGGCTCGGCGTGGCTGATCACGCTACCCGGCCTCGCCCAGCCTTGGAATGCCCCCCCCCCCCCCCCTTTGCCTATCTTCAAACGCTGCGACGACAAGCTCGCGCGGCGTGGTGACTGTGCGGCTGAACTGGGCCGGGTCGATGTAGGACCTTTCCGCGATGCGTGAGCCCGGCACGTGGCCTAGGTGGGCCGTTGCCGAGCCCGGCCTCTGGATCTCCACATCGGTGGCCGACGCCCGCCTAAGCCACTTCCAGGTGCCCGGCCTGATGCCTGCCCGCGTGACCAATCTTTTGAACTGGTCGTCGAAGGTCTCGTGGCTGGACAGCCAAGGCGTGACGAGCTGCCGCGGGGCCACCTCGAGCGAGACCCGCAGGGCCTCGGCAGTCGACGTGGACAGTTGGCATAGAACGGGCCGGCCGGTCTTTGACTGCACCAGGCTCACGGCCCCGTCGGGCCGGATGTCGATCACCGGCAGCCGCCACTGATCGCCCTGGCGGAGGCCCGTGTCCCAAGCCAGCCGAATGGCAAGGTCGAACCACGCCGACCGGCGGAGGCCCGTCTTATGCCACCGCTGGAGGCCCTGACAGGCCGTCAGAAGGGCGGACACCTCCTCCCACGTCCAGCACGTCGGAGCCTTGTAGGGCACGCGTACGGACCGTATGCGGCGTGTAGGGGGCTCGCAGAGGCCCTCGTCGGCTGCGGCCCGCCAAAGGGCGAGGATGCCCACTTTTTTGCTGCGGACGGTCTCGGGCACGACCCCGGAGGCGGCATAGTCCCGAAGCCACGCCGAGACGCTGGCCTCGTCGAGTTCGACGAGCAGCACAGGGTGGCCGGCCCACTGCTCGAAAAGACGAGCCGTGATCTGGTACTGGCGGACGGTCTCCGGCCGCACGTCGCGGAGGAGGCTGTAGTTTGCCGCATACGCTGACAGCGTCTGCGGGCCTGTTTTGCAATACATCTATGGCACGTCGGTGATGTGCCAGATGGGCGGCTCCTGCGGCCCCTCTGACGCCTGCCACGTCCCCTCATGGGACGGAAAGGTGGGGCCATCCTCCTGACGGCGGGCAAACTGTCAAACACCCCGAAAAACCAGCACAAAACCAACCCTCCAGATGGTGGGTCGGCTTCGGTTCCGTAAACACTTTCTACGGTTCCAGTAGGTGGTTCCTACGGTTCCAGTAGCGCATCGGTCTACGGAACCGAAGGTTGCTGGTTCGAGCCCAGCGGGGTGTAGTTCGCCTGCCCAACCCTACGGAGGGGGGCACGCAAAAGGCAAATTGTGTTGATCAGTGAAACGGCTTCCCTACACTCTGGGGCCATGAAGATGCCGGTAAAACTCCCACCGAATCGGAAGCTGTGCGGCACGGCCGAGGCCGCCGACATCTACGGGTGCTCGCAGAGGCACGTGCGGTTGATGGCTGACCGTGGCGAGATCTGGTCCCAAAAGGTTTCTACCCGGTCCATGCTTGTCGATGCCGACGAGATTGAGCGACTTGCTGGCGAGCGTGACGGCCTTCGCCGTCAGGGCAAGCTTCGTGGCCGCCGCCCTGGCGACCGAAAATCAGCCTAAAGTTCACGCAAACAACGGCCGAAAAAACACCTGTTGACAAATATCCCACAAGGGAATTATCTTCCCCGCCCAACGTCATGGAGGACGTCGTGGATCGAGTTGATTGGAACCATTGGCTGATGGCTCTCGCCCTAGTCAAAGTTGGCCAGGATCTCGGGAGTGACTCGATGCTGGCGCGATCGGTGCATGACCTGCTTTCGATCGTGTTTGCTTTGTCTCTCAAATAGCCCACAAAGGAACAATGAGCATGGATGCCCATCACGCTGAGTACATCGCCGCAGCCTGCGGCCTTCACGAGCAGACCCCTACCCGTCGGGCTCTCGACTGTTACGCCATCGGGGACCACCTCTCGTTCCGCCTGCACGGCTGGTCGGAGAGTTCTTACGACGACGGCCGGGTGACGGACCACCACAACGGCAAGCTCTTGATCGAGACGGCCACCGACATCGTCGAGGTCGATCCGCGGCCCTGGCCACTGGGCAACGTGTTGCCCTTCTGAACGCACAGGACTGGCCGCGGCAGGACGCCACGGCCGGAAGGATGGCCGTCGGAGACGGCAGCAGCAAGGACGCATTCATCCGCCCGCCAGCACGACGCGAAACGGGCTTTTCTCACCAGTAGCACAGTAGCAAAGGACGCAGACATGGGATTCAAGAAAGCGACAAAGGCACAGGCAAACCTCCACGCGGCGATTCATGGGCCGAGCGGAGCCGGCAAGACGTTCACCAGTCTCCGAGTTGGCACGGGCCTTGCCGGCGGCAAACCGATCGCAGTGATCGACACCGAGCGAGGCTCGGCCAGCAAGTACGCCGACCGCTTCTCGTTCGACGTGCTGGAGCTCGAGGACCAGACCATCGACGGCTACGTGGCCGCAATCGGCGAGGCCGCCAAGGCTGGGTATGCGGTGCTCATCATCGACAGTCTCTCTCACGGCTGGCAGACGCTGCTTGAGGAGGTCGAGAAGCTGGCTAAGGCCAAGTACAGGGGCAACACGTGGAGCGCGTGGAGCGAGGGCACGCCGCACCAGCGGCGGCTCGTCCAGGCGATCCTCAACTACCCCGGCCACGTGATTGCCACGATGCGGTCGAAGACCGAGTGGACGACCGTGGACAACAACGGCAAGAAGACGCCGCAGCGTGTCGGCCTTGCCCCCGAGCAGGGCAAGGGAATCGAGTACGAGTTCGACCTGTTGCTGGAGATCTCGACCGAGCACATCGGCCACGTGATCAAGGACCGCACCGGCAAGTTCCAAGACAAGCTGATCGACAAGCCCGGTGAAGACTTCGGCCAGCAGCTCGCGGCGTGGCTCTCGGACGGGCTCCCGTCCCCTGTGGCGTCGGCGCCGACGCCTGCAAGAACTGCTGACGCTACCGGCGGTACAGGGGACGGCTCGCCTGTCGAGGAGCCGCTGGCCATCAGGATCGCCACGCACATCAGCCAGGCGAGCAGCGTTCGGACGCTCGGAAAGATCGCCGACCGGATCGACGCTCTCGTCTCCGAGGGCCAACTGTCGGCCGATGAGGCCAGCGAGCTGCACGACGCGGTGTCGCGTCGGCACGACGTGATTGAGCCGAGGGGGGCGGTGAATGGCGTGGCATGACTCGTGGACTTCGATGAGGGCCGGGAAGAAACAACAACAGGAAAGGAACCCGATGGACTGGAACATTTCGGTAGAGGAGCCTGAGCAGGCAGCACCGGTCGGCACTGAGCGGATGGACTTGCCCGAGGGCGTCCACGAGCTGCAGATCAAAACGGTGTCTGAGGACACCACGCAGCTCGTGCTCGAGCTCGCCCACGAGGATCGACGCTACTGGTGGGTCAAGGTCTCGCTCAAGAAGGGCCAGACGTGGGCGAGGGTGCTGGTGGCCCAGCTGGCCGGGGCTCTGGCTTTGTCGGAGCAGGAGTGGGCCGACACGGCGTCGGACGACCTGACGGGTCGCCGCGTTCAGGCCGAGATCCGACATAGGGCCGGTAACAACGGCCGCGTGTTCGTGAACGTGTGGAAGTTCATGGCGATCGAGCAGCTCCAGCAGGAGGCTGCTGAGAAGGCGAAGCGACCGGCACGGACGCCGGCGGCCAAGGTCAAGCAGGCGTCGCCTGCGATCGGCAGCGACGACATCCCGTTCTAGGAGCAACACATGAGCAGTGAACTAAGCCACCCAGGCCACGTCCGCTATGTGCGGCAATGGCTGACCGCCAACCGCGAACGCATCGCCGCAGCGGTTGAGCCGCCTAGCCAGATGGACATGCACTTGGGCGGTGCTGACTTCGTGGAATGGCTGGAAAAAATCGTTGACGCGCACCAGCGCTGTTGCGATCGGGAGTATGCCAGGCGGCCGCCATTCACGAGGTACACGGGCGATTGACGGTAGGGCACGGTGCCCATGTTCGATGGTTTCCAAGGAGGGAATGTTATGTCCGCGAGATTCATGGTGATGATGACGCTTGCCCTGCTGATGGGCGCTGCCACGGCCCAGGCCGAGCAGGTGTTCACGGTGACGACGACGATCACTGCACAGGAGCAGGCCGAGACGAACGCGCGTACTGGCCGGATGGCTCACTGCCGCGTGTTGCACGGCCGGCGTGAGGGCGTTGGGTTCAGCTCGAGCTCGGCCCAGCAGGCGATCGAGTCGTGTTGTTTCTTTCGCGACGCCCAGCGTGGCCGCTACCGGATCGTGGAGCAAGGCGTGGCCCGCGGGCCTCGCGGTTGGTTCGCAGTGATCCGGTACGAGTGATCGACAGCGGCCCGCCCTGGCCAAAGTGGCGTCTGCATCCGCCACATGGGTCGCCGAGCGGGAGTGGCGAGTAACCACCGCAGTCGAGGCTGGTTTTCATCTCTTTCCCGGTGACTCGACCGAACGCCCCACGTCACGGGGCCAATACACAAGGAGGTGTTCAATGCCAGGACGACCGAAGGTAGACCCCGAGAAGATCAGGAAGCTGGCCGCGCAGGGCGTCTCGGCCTACTGCATCGCCGAGCGAATTGGCTGCTCGCGGGCTGTGGTTTACAGCACGCTGAAAATCAGGACTGTGGGGGCCGTCAAGTGAGCCGACCGCACTACATCACGCCGCCGATCGAAGAGGGGCTGCCGCTGTTCGGCGCAGTACGGACTTCAGACCCGGCGACATCGCACGCGGCGGCCGCACAGGCCGGCGGGCTGGCTACGCGGCACCAGCGGCAGATCCTCGCGGCACTGCTGGAAGGCCCGGCTGGGGCCAGTGGGATCGCGGCACGGTGCGGGCTGCTGCCGCACCAAATCGGCAAGAGGATCGCCGAGCTGGCCAAGGCTGGCCGGATTGTTGAGACGGGGCGGACGGTCACGAGCTCGAGCGGGCGGGGCGAGCGGGAATGGCAAATCAACTAGCCGTCACGTTGGCGGCTGGATGTTTGGTGGAAAGAATCGAAAGCAAAGGAGTTTTGGGATGCGATGGACAAAAAGGCGATCAGCAAGCCTTGAGCAGGCAATTGACGACCTATTCGTCTTCTGTGGCCTGAGCGAAGAGGATCGCAGGGGCTCGCCGGAATGGATGACAAAAGACAGAGTGAGGCCGCAGGACTTTCCAGAGGCTGAGGCGTTTCTAGACGCAAGCGACGGCGATCTTGTTGCGATCTCTAAGGATGAAGATTGCGTGCGATACTTCAACGACGTAAAGCCTTCTGACGTTCCTGGGTTCGACGTGTCTTCTGTTTTGACAACTGTTGGCGACAACGGGCAGAAGCAGATTGAGCTTTATCGCTTCCGTCAAGAGCCTGTTCGTAAGGCTAGAGGACACAGGATTTATTCTCCCCACGTCGGCTCTTTGTATTCTTGCTGGGTCGACATCGAACAAGGCGCGTACACGTCAAAAAGAATTCTGGTCAACAAGGCCGGTAGCGAATGGCTTCCAGTTGGTGTGGAAAGTAGTCACCACCACTTTGTGAAAACAAAGACGTGCGATGGAAACATTATCACATATGGCGTTGATGACAACGAAGGCATAACAAGCACTTGCCACATGCTTTTAAGCATGTGTTTTACCAGAGATGTTGTTTGGCGAGTTGTGTTTAAGGGGCCTTCTGGGATATCAGTTTCATTGTCAACAGACACAGCTGGGGCGATGGCAGCGTTTCGCAATCGCCAGCCGAATGATGTGTCAGGTCGCCGCGACGCCATGCGGCACTGGGTTCGCCAGCACTACCGCAGCCGACACGTTGATGAGGGCGGCGAGCCGCAGAATGTAATTGTGCGTCAGCACCTTCGCGGGAGGACACCGTTTCGTTGGTGCGGCATCGACTGCGAGCTGGTTGTGTCTCCATTTGATATGCGGAGAAACGAACGGTTCCGCGTCGATCGCGAGCAGATGGCCACTGCGTGATAGGCACGGTGCCGCTTCGACGCGGCTGGGCGGAATACAAGGAGGGCCACACATGGCCAGCATCAACAGGCTGAAGAAATTTTTGGACGCCGCACACTGCTCGGACACTGGCGAGAAAATGGTGAGTATTGAGGAGGCTGTCCTCTTTCTGGTCAAGCATGGCCGTTCGCAGAACATGAACGACGAGCAGTTGAGTGATTTTTTGGCGATGGCTTTTACGGAGTTCCTGTCGAAGGAGGCCCGGGATGGCCAGTGACTTGATCAGCAAGCCACTCTCTGGGCCGTGGATGAGTTGGGATGGCCCGTGGAAAGGCAGTAAGCCTGTCTGGCGTCAACGCGGCCGTGCTGTCCCCGCTATTCCAGAAAGGCTGAAAGGGTGCGACATGAGAAAACCAGTTGACCCAAGCAGCTCCCAGAGGCTTTTCGATGAATTTGCGTCGGTCATCGCGGGCGGCGGCCCAGGCGACGAGAACGACACGCACTGCCGAATTATGGACGCGATGGACGCGGGCCGTATTTCTCCGCCGCAGGCAGAGAAGTTGCTTAAGAAGCTGTTTCGCTCAATCGACGGCGGCCTTGGCATGTGCAGGATCGACAGAGATGGCAACGTAATTCCAATGGAGGCCACGGATGGCCAGTAGTTGGTTCCCCATGTTCGGCCGCGACTTCCTCGCTTCCACTCTCGGGTGGTCTGCGGAGGAGCGCGGCCACTACGTGACGCTGCTGATCGCCCAGTGGGAGCAGGACGGGCTGCCGGCCGATCCCAAGCGGCTCGAGCTCATCTCGCCTGGCGTGGGCAAGGCGTGGAAGCTGGTGGGCGAAAAATTCCCGGTAGGGGGGGGCGGCAAGCGTCGGAATGTCAGGCTGGAGCACGAGCGTCACCTGTCCCATGAACGGAGCGAGCGGGCTCGTCAGTCTGCCTCCGCCAGATGGTCCGGGAGGGGTTCCGAAGCGGCTCCGGCGGGGGCTTCCGGCGGGCCGGTCGCCGGGGAGGCCGATGTCGATAAGTCGGCCGAAAACGACGATTCGGGATGCGATCGCATATGCGGTGGCATATGCGGCGGCATATGCGACGGCACATGCTCCAGCGATGCTTCCATGTCCATGTCTTATACACCTCCTTCTCCTCCCCCGCCTCCGTCTGGTTTGGATGAGGAAGCAGGCAGGGCATGGGCACAGCTCCGAGGGGCGTGGAACGCCGCCTGGGGCGAGAAACGGCAGTGGCGGTCCATCGAGCCGCCTCCGCAGTTCGTGGCAAGGCTCTCGGAGCCAGGATGGCTAGAGGAGGCCCTGACGGCGATCCCGGAGATTAAGCGAGGGGCGTGCTCTGGGTTTAAGACGCCCCCTACCCTTTCGCAGTTCTGCGACAGGACCGAGAAGGGCTCGTTTGTTTCCCGGATGCTCGGCGGCGAGTTCACCGACACGGCCCGCGCTGGTGGCAGGCAACTACGACAGGAGGTCACTCAGTGACAGGACCACAGGCCAAGATTCTGGGATTCATCATCGACTGGATCGCCGCCCGTGGCTTCCCGCCAACGGTACGCGAGATCAGCAAGGCCTTCGGCTGGAAGACCACGGCAAACGTCCAACAGCACATTGAGCGTATGCAGCGTGACGGTCTTGTCGCGCGTGAGGCGGGGATGGCCCGGACGTTGCGTGTCACGCCAGCGGGCCTTGAGCAGCTCGAGGAGCTGCGGCAGACGGCGTGACAAAACGTCGGCTGGCAAACGGATGGGGCCGACTGTTTGTCACAGTCTTTCACAGAAAAACAGGATGGTGGGGTATGTCGCTCATGGACGAAAAAGACAACGCGTTGCTCGAACGTGGCGCAGCCAACGACATTGTGCGTCTACGGTGGCGGCTGAAGATCCGCGAGAACATCGTGGCAAGGCTAGTGGCAGAGAACGAGCGGCTGAGGAACGATGCGGCAACGAGCTGCGAAACGGTGCTGACACACGAGGAGCGGTGTGCAATTGCGACCGCAATCGTCTACTTGCAAGAGGACGACGACTACCCAGGAATTGCTAAAGACAAAGCCACGCTCCGCTCGCTACTGGAGCGTCTTCGATGAATCGTGGTGTGTGCCAGAGGTGTGCAGGCCGGTGGACGCGGTGCTGGTGGTGCCAAGCTGCCACGCTCCGCTCGCTGCTAGCGAGGCTGTCATGAGCTCTACCCTCATCCTGTGCGTCGGGTTCGTCTACCTCATGGTCGGCATCGACCAGTTCCGTAAGGGCGACCCGGGCATGGCGCTGGCGTGGCTGGGCTACGCCCTGGCGAACGTCGGTCTAGCCATGAATGCGCGCTAGACTCGTGTAAAAGAATCTGCACGATTGTCCACGTCTCAAGGAGGAGACGATGGAGATCGTGCTCGAGGTGCCAGGCCAGCCCGTGCCCCAGCCGCGTGCCCGCGTGACAACACGCGGCGGCCACGGCCACGCATACACGCCGAAGTCGCACCGCATACACACGTATCGGCAAGCCGTCGAGCTTGTGGCCAGGGCATCTGGGAAGACGATGCCGCGTGTCCCGACAGTGCTCTCGATCGTTGCTGTGTTTGAGCGGCCTAAGTCGCACTGGCGAAAAAACGACCTCAGCCCCAAGGCGCCGCTGTGGCCAAACGCTGACGGCGACAACATCCAGAAGGGCGTGGCCGACGCCCTCAAAGACTGCGGCTTCTTGTTCAACGACGATCAGGTCGTCGACTGGCATTGCCGCAAGCGATTCGCAGCTCGCAACGAGCAGCCCCGCACGATCATCACGATCCGAGAGGACGCGTAATGGTCTGCCGCAAGAAGTTCCTCACGCCCGAGCAGGAGGCCGCTGTACGCAAGACTTACGCGAGGGGCGGCACCAGTGCCGAGATGGCGTTCGTCGCTGGCGTCTGTACATCGCTCATCTACGCCCGGCTCAAGGACCAGATAGCAGACCTGCGTCGCGGTCAGGGCCGCGGCGGTCGACGTGGCGGACAAGTCGATCCCACGCCAGAAGAGATCGCCATCAGGAGGGCCGAGTGCCATCAGCGTCGGCTGCTGCTCATGCGGCCGAAGTTCAACGACCCACAGAATCTCGATTGAATACAGCAATGCCAGACGCAATTCCACGATGGAAACCACCGCACCAGCGCGGCATGAAGCCGCAGAAGGAACGAGCCCACTACACGTCTGCGGACTGGGTGGCCAAGCGTCAACGCATTCTTGTACGCGACGCGTTCACGTGCAGGACGTGCCACGAGGTCTGCTACGGCAAGGATGCTCACGTCGACCACATCCTGCCCATCGAGGACGGCGGCACCGACGCAGACATGAATCTTCAAGTGCTGTGCAGCTCGTGCCACGGACGCAAGACGCGTGAGGAACAACGACGCAAGGGCTTCGCGTAAGCGAGTGCTGGCATGGTGGCCGTGCAACCATCGCTGTTCCGTCAAACGCAATGCAAGCGTTGCTTGTGTTCGTTCGAGCTTGCTGGACGCCGTGGCCCTACGCCAGCATTCTGTGGCAAATGCCGATCAGAAATTGGTTCGCGTCGAGTACATAAAGTTAACTGCAAGCAGTGCGGCAGAACAGCCTGGAAGGGAGTTCCGCAGGAGTTTTGTTCGCAGGCCTGCCATCACGCGTGGCAAGCGGATAACGCTCATACGCAACCATGCAAGCAATGCGGAAAGCAATTTAGGTGCAAGGAATCAGACGCGCAGAACGGAAGGGCATACTGTTCCGCTGAGTGCAGGAGAAAAGCGTGGGGCCAAGAAGACACGTGTGTGTGCGTGGTGTGCAATTCTCGCTTCAGGCGGCGTAAGAATCCAAAAGACAAAAACATATGCTGCTCAAAACAGTGTTCCGGAAAACGAAGAACCATAAATGCTGCGGCCGCGTCTGCGGTCAAGAGAGTGGCTTGCATTGTTGGCAGGCTTCAGCGGAGGTTTCGGCGTAACGTTCGTCTACTGGTTCTCGCTAAGGATCGAGCCAAGCGTGAATTGCAGCCGAGAGAATGCGTTCGATGCGGGAAGCTGTTCAGAAACGGGAAAGACAGGCTTTGCTCTCCGAAGTGCCGCGCTGAGTCCAGCAGGATCAACAGGAGGCGCAAGCGATCTTGTCGCAGAGGCCGCGATCACGTTTCAAGATGTAAAGAAAAAGGCCTGCCATATGAGCAATGGATCACAAGGCAGTGGGTTGAACAAAGAGACAATGGATGTTGTTTGCTGTGCGGCAAGCGGACAGTGCCAAGCGACACAAGACTAGCGCCAACGATTGGTCACATCGTGCCACTCAACAATCCATTGAATCGAAAGCACGGGCACGTGCAGAACAATGTGTACTTGAATTGCGCAATGTGCAACGGAAAGCAAGGCAATGCCGTTGTCATTGACGGCCACCAGAACTACGACGACCCGCGCGCTGCGTTCATTGATAAGATGCGTGTTTTGGGGTACCCCTTTGAGACAAATAGAACAGTTGCCGAAAGCCCCATGCCCCCTTCGCACGAATTTCCGACCAACTAAGCCAAAACCCGAGGTGAGTATGGGCCGCAGAGGCCGACATCCTGACCCCAACAGCAAGCGATCACAGGCCGCTGTGGCCCGCGTCGCAGCCATCGGCAAGTCTCTCGCCGTGTCGCCAGACAAGCCGTCAGGCAGCACGCCAAAGGCCCCCGAGGACGTCGCGGCGCGCCCGGTGGCTGCGGCCTACTGGAAGGCACACGCCGACAGCTTGGCGGGCTCCGGCCGGCTGCGTGCGGACAACGTCGAGGGCCTCGCGCTGCTCTCGCACCTCTACGCCGACTGCCGCGAGCTCGCCAAGCAGCTTGCCGCCGAAGGCTGGATGACAAGCACCGACAAAGGCCAGCAGGCCAACCCGGTGGCGAGGCTGCTGCGAGACGCTCGCCGCGACTTCGTCAGCCTGGCCCGCGAGTACGGCCTAACGCCGGCGGCCGAGACCCGATTCCCGCCGGAGGCCACAGAGCATGGCGAAGAAGACGCCGAAGAGGCCGCCCTCAGAGCCTTCTGCGGTTGAGCCCGGCTCCGACCGCCCAGAGTACGTGCCTGGCTACACGTGGGATGCCGAGTCTGCGGCCAAGCCCGCGGAGTTCATCGAAAGCCTCTGCCGCATTCCAAGCCAGGACGGTGGCGATCCGCAGCCGGTGACCATCATCCCGTGGCACCGCGACCGCGTCATCGCGCCGTTGTTCGGCTGGAAGCGTCCAGACGGCCGGCTTCGCTACCGTCGAGGTGCCGTTTTCGTGCCAAAGAAGAACGCGAAGACGTTCCTGATGTCGCAGCTCGCGCAGTACCTGCTGACGTCGCACCTGCCACATGCGGACGTCTACCCGGCGGCCGTCGATCGTGAACAGGCTCGCATTCTCTACCGGATGCTGAAACGGTCGGTCGAATCCTCGCCACTATCCAAGGTGCTCGAGGTCGTCGACTCAAAGAGCATCATCCGCAACCGGAAGCACGGCAACATTCTGCGCTGCCTTAGTGCCGACAGTTGGAGAAACGAAGGATTGAATGGAAGTGTGATAATCGACGAGATCCACGCCCACCGTACCGACGAGCTCGTCTCGGCGTTGACCTACGCCACGCGCGCAACGCCCAACGGCCTGGTGCTCGCGATCAGCACGGCCGGCGACGACCGCAAAGGCCCCGGCTACCAGTGGTGGCAGGATGCCGAGTTGTCCATGAACAACCCGGCCGCCAACCCGACGTTCTTTGGCCTGATCTACGCTGCCAAGCCAGACGACGACTTCGACGACCCGGAAGTCTGGCAGAAGGCGAACCCGTCGATGGGAATTACGTTTCCAGAGGAAGAGTTCCGGGCCGACTGGCAGGACTCCTTGACCAATCCTGTCAAGAGAGCCAGATGGCTGCGGTACTCGCTGAACGTCTGGACCACGCCAGACAATAGGTGGTTCACGCCGGAGGCCTACGCCCCTTGCGTAGCGCCGCCACCGCAACCGCTGGAGGCCCGATCGTGTTTCATCGGCCTTGACCTGGCCGACCACCTCGACCTGACGGCAGCCGTGGCGCTCTTCCCCGACGGCCAGGGCGGCTACGACGCCGAGGCCATGTTCTGGATGCCAGAGGAGAACGTCACCGAGCGTGAGAAGGAAGCCCGCGTGCCCCTTCGCCAGTGGATCGCGGACGGCTGGATCAAGACGACGCCCGGCGTGCGTCTCGACCACGACCAGGTCGCCGCGGATCTCATCGCTTACTCGCAGAAGCACCAGTGCCGAGGCGTCGGCGCAGACCCGTGGAACCTCGGCAGCGTGGCAACGCAACTTCAACGAGCGGGCCTTGAAGTGCACGCTATCGGACAGTCGGTTGGCCGCATGACGGCGCCTAGCAAACTGCTCGAGGTGATGATCCACGAGAAGAAGTTTAGGTGCCCGTCTCCGGTCCTGCAGTGGATGGCGTCGAACGTCTGTTTGTACGTGGATCACCAGGGCAACATGAAGCCCGACAAAGGGCGGAGCCAAGAGAAAACAGACGGGATCGTCGCGACCGTCTGCGGTCTGGCGGTCTCAATGACGGCGGAGCCGGAGGCGAGCGCGGACTCATGGCAAATAATCGAGCTGTGAAGAAGACGACTGCGAAGCCGCGGGCGCCGCGGGCTGAGAAGAAGCTCGAGCAGTACGCACTTCGTGCCCTGGCCGACCACCTACCGATCGGTGCGATTCTTCAGACCGACACGATGTCGGCAGAGGTGGCCGTCCGGGTCACATGTATTCTTGCGTGCGTGCGGTTCATCGCCAGCTCGCTGGCGTGTATGCCGACCGAGATCATCCGCAGGCGGCCGGGCTTCCCCAAGACGCACTGCCACGACCTGCCCTGTTACGACGTCCTCACTTGGCGGCCCAACTCGTGGCAATCGGATTTTGAGTACAAGGAAACGACGTCGTACCACCTGGCCCTCTACGGCCGGGCCTACTCGCGGATCGTCGCCGGCGACAACGGATTCTGTTCGTCTCTCGAGCCCCTGCACCCAAGCCGCATGACCTGCATGAAGGGGGCTGAGGGGCTCATCTACCGCTACCTCCTGCCCCGCGGCACGTACCGTGATTTTCAGCAAAGCGAGATCGTTCACTACCGCTGGATGTCGGACAACAGCTACGAGGGCCAGCTCCCCGCCGAGCTCTGTGCCACGAGCGTGGCGCTGGCCCGGAAGCTCGACATCGCGGCCGCTGCGTTCTGGGACAATAGCGCTCGACCGGACGGCGTGATCGAAACGCAAGAAGAGATCCCGGCCGAGGCTCAGGCACGGTTCCGCGACCAGTGGCGGGAGATCTACGGCGGGCCAAAGAAGCGCGGGTCGACAGCGATCCTTCCCAAGAAAACGCAATTCAAGGCGATCGACAGCAACAGCAACGAAGCCAACCAGTTCATGGAACTTCGTAAGAGCATGTTGCCCGACATCGCCCGAGTCTATGGCATCCCGACCACGCTGCTCGGCGACGACGCGATGGCGAAGTACAGCAACGTCGAGCAGGAGTTTGTGACCGCCCACGTTTTTGGCCTGCTGCCTTGGCAGAAGCGTTTCGAGGGCGCGATCGACCGCTCGATCCTGCGGACCTACGACAACCCGATGGACGGTCGGCATTACTGCCGCCTCGACAGCCGGGCTCTGCTCCGCGGTGACACGCAGGCCCGCGTGGCCCTCTACCAGTTTCTATTCAACTGCGGCGCGATCTCGCCCAACGAGCTGCGAGACTTGGAAGACCTTGACCTGCTGGAGAACCCAGCGGCCAACGCGACCTACATGCAGCTCGGCTTCGCGCCGCTGGGCACGTCGGCCACCGGCACGTCGCCTGACGTTCGGCCTGACCAAACGCAAACGCAGTTTCCGGCCGACACGATCGAGCCCGAGGACGTACCAGAAGCAGAAACGGAGCCGAGCGATGCCTGATCAAGAAATCGAACGGCGTTACGTTCCGGCCGGCGTCGAGCCCATTGAGCTCGAGGAGCGATCTGCGGCCTCGCCGACGATCAAGGGAATCAGTCCGCCCTTTAACTCCAAAAGTGAAGACCTTGGAAATTTCCGCGAGGTCTTTGCCCCCACGGCATTCGACAAGGTCGTCGGCCGCCACCGGAACGACCCTCGCGGCGGAGTGGACGTCGTGGCCCTGTTTGACCACGAAGGCCAGCCGATCGGCCGTACCACAAACGACACGCTTAAGCTGGCGATCAGCGAGCGTGGGTTGGCCTACTCGATCAGCCCGCCCGACACCACGCTCGGCCGCGACATCGTTACGCTCGTCCGTCGGGGCGATCTCTACGGGGCCAGCTTCGCGTTCTCGGTGGCCCCAGGCGGCGAGCAGTGGACGCAGGAGGCCGACGGCTCGGCCGTGCGGACCATCAGCGAGGTGGGCAACCTGTACGACGTTTCGGTCGTGACCCGGCCAGCCTACCCGCAGTCGTCAGCCGCCCTCCGGTCGCTGGAAGCGTGGCGGGCCGAGAACCTGACGAGCCACGAGCTCGAGCAGCTCGTCGAGCAGCAGGCCGACGCCGAGGCCGACAAGCGCCGCCGCTGGTCCTACGCACTGACTGCAGCGGCCGCGAAGCTCGTCTCTGCGAGGCTCAAGAGTAATGCACCACGAATCAAGTAGGTCGTGCCGCAAGTGCGGAAGCCGCTGCCGCGTGATCACGTCGCGCCGTGCCGGCGACGACCAGGTCCAGCGTCTGGAATGCACCTGCTGCCACGCCCGCCGGAAACGATTGGTCCCCGCCACCGAGATCTGGAGCCGCAAGCGATGATCGCAGAAGAATCAATCGCCAACGTGTCGGCCAGGTTGAACGTCTTCTTCGCGTCTGCCCGCGAGCAGGCCAAGGACGGGCTCACGTGGCAGGAGTTCGGCAGCTTGCTTGTCCAGTTGCTTTGGATGGCCGTTGACGGCCTGGACGCTGTGGCGTCGCTCACAGGGCCACAGAAACGCGAGGTCGCCGTGACGGCCGCCGCTGTGTTGTTTGACTCGCTGGCCGACAAGGCCGTCCCCGTGGCCGCGTGGCCGGCGTGGATGCTGCTGCGGCCGGCCACTCGCCTGCTTGTGCTCTCGCTCGCCGCTGGTGCCGTCGAGGCCCTGCTCAGAATCTCAAGGAGTTCCACATGATCACCGGCCTACTCGTTCTCGCGGCGCTGGCGTTTCTCTTCTGGCCCAAGGGCGGCGCAAAGTCTCTGCCCGCGATGCCGTCGGCCGAGGATCTGTTCCGCGTGCCACCGATGTCGCCGCCGGCCGCACCGGTGGCCCCGGACGCCCGAGAGGCGATCGACTCGCTGCTCGAGGTCCGCGACCAACTGGCGGCCGTCAAGAAGCTGGACGAGGAGGCCTCTAAGGCGGTCGACACGCTCTGGCTCGACCTTCTCCACGGGAGCGAGAAGAAATGACCGACCGCCAGAAATACATCGCTGTCGCGGTATTGGCCGGCGGCGCGGTGCTCGCGGCCTGCGTGGAGTATTGGCCGCGGCCTACCCCCAGCCCGACACCCGCCGCCGGCCTCGACCTTCGCGGCAAGTTCATCGGCCCATCGGCACCGGACGACGCCGCGGCGTTTGCTGGCCTGTGCCGTGGCGTGGCCGAGGCGCTCGACAAGGACGGCGCCGCAGCCGCCCCGCGGATCACCACAGCGGCCCAGCTCGAGGACGTCCGCATCGCCACGAGCGAGGGCATGTTTCTACCTGAGAGTTTCACTCGCAATCAGCCGCACGTCTCGGCGGCGGCCGGAAAGTTCCTCGACCAGGCTGTCGGCACGAGCGGTGGACCGATCGACCAGGCGGCCCGCGGCAAATGGTGCGAGGCCCTCCGCGAGCTGGCCCAAGCGGCCGAGGAGGCCGTCCGATGAAGGTCTCCGACTTCGTCTGGGAAGTGATGGACAACGCGCTCTACATCATGCACCTGTTCGCGGTTGTGTGCGTCGGTGCTTCGGCAGTTGCGTGCCCGGTGCTGCTGTACGCGTTACTTTTCGAGATTCGCGAATTGCGAAAATCGATTCCGCCGGCCTGCCACTGTAGGCATGACGGCCCCGGCCCGGTGCTGCCGCGAGTGCTGCCGCGTCTTCGCCGTATTGGCGAGGAGGCGGATTGATGAGCCACCGCAAAGCGGCCTGGACATTCTCGGCGCTCGCCTTCGTGGCGCTGGCGGCCATCGTCGGCGCCGTGTTCGATCACTACACCCACCGCGTGCTGCGGCGGGTCGACAACTCGTTCGGCTACCGCCCCGACCCCGTAGGCGTGCGGGCGTTTCTACAGGAGCTCGACCGGCCGACGTTCCGCGAGGCCGGGGCCGACGTCATTAGCGCCGCCAAGGGGCGCGACGCGTACCTCTACCGCTACGCAGATAGGGCACATCGGGCACGCTACGCCACGCCATACGGGCCGTGGAATCAAGGCAACATCGGCACGTGCGTCGGGTTTGGCTGGGCGATGGGCTCTTATGTCGGCCAATGCGTCGACTGGTCGCAGGGAGGATTGCAGGAGCCTCCGCTCGAGGTCGCCGTCGAACCGCTGTATGCGGGGTCGAGAACCGCGGCACGATCGCCGCCGGTCGTGAACGCTGGGTACATGGACGGATCGTTCGGCGCCGCAGCAGCTCGGTGGGTCAGCGGCCGCTGCAAAGATCCGACTCTTGGCGGAATCCTGTTCCGTCAGAAATACGACGACTGTGATCTTACAAGATACGACATCCCGCGTGCTAAGTCGTGGGGAGCCACGGGCTGCCCGCCGAAGCTGGCCAAGATTGCCAACGAACACACCGCGCGAGACGTGGCCCTCTGCGAAACGTGGCAGGGTCTGACGGCCGCCCTGGAGAGCGGCATGTGCGTGCCCATCTGTTCAAACGTGGGCTTCGCCGGCCAGGACAGAGACGCAGATGGGTTCCTCAGGCGACAGTCGCAATGGGGGCATTGCATGGTTTGTATCTCTGTGAAGTACGCCAAGAACAACGGCCCCGGCTCCACGCACCCGATGCAGAACCCGCGCGACGGCGTGCTCGTGATGAACTCGTGGGGAAATTGGGTGAAGGGCGGCAAGCATCCGCCGGATCAGCCCGATGGCTCGTTCTGGATCACTCGATCAGATGCAGAGTCAATCCTCGCCCAGGGCGATTCGTTCGTAATCGGTTCTGTCGATGGGTTCAAGGCTAGGACGCTCGAAAACGGAAACTGGGGCATTGAACAATGAACCTGATCATGTGGGCAATCTTTGGGGCGATCGTGGGCACCGTGGCTCAGGCCCTGCTGCCGTCAAAGCTGCCAAACGGCTGGTTGCCGACGATCGCCGTGGGCGTGGTTGGCAGTGTCGCTGGCGGTCTTCCCTTTGGGACAGGCCCGGCCGGGCTTTTCGGGTCGATCATCGGGGCTGTCGTGGTTTTGTATCTGCACCGACTCTGGAGCGAATCGAATGTCTGACGCACAGAAGAAACTTGCCGTTGCCGCTGTCGTGATGATCGCGGCCACCTGGTGGCTGGCGACCGCCCCCGACTCACCGCTGCGGCCCCAGCCGCCGCGGCCCGACCGGCCCGTGCTGCGATTCATTGCCCGCGTGGCGAGCGTGGCCGCACGGTTTGGCCTGACCGCTCTGCTGTTTGCCGAGCCCGCCCCCGACGCCGATGAGGTGCAGCTCGCTCACGCGGTCGTCGGCACCGACGGCCATCTCGTTCTCTCCAATGCGAGGTGGTAAATGCACGCTCTGTGGCACTGGATTCTGTACGTGCTGGCGTGGGCGTCTCACGACCCGTCGAGCATCGCCGCCGAGCGTGTTCGAGCTGCTGGCTGCGTGACCGTGGCGTATGCGTCTCTGGCACAGGAACCCGTCCGCGAGCCCGAGAAGCCAGCCGCGCCGGCCGCCTGCCCCTGCGACGGCAAGGGCTACACGACGCGGCCTGACGGCTCACGGTGGGCTTGCAAGTGCGGCGCGTGCCACGAAGGCAAGTGCAAAAAAAATCTACCGTAGAACGGGCCAACTTCGACGGCCAGCCGAGACCGGGGAAAGTGTGCGAGTCGTTCACGACACCGCCCCACATTCCCGAGGACACAATGAACAAGCTCCGCCTTGCCCAGGACGAGATCGCCACCCTGATCCCGCAGATCGAGAACCTGCGGAACGTTGACCCCAACGACGACAAGGACGGCGCTGCGGCGGCCGCCCTGGAAAGGGCCATGCAGCGAGCCGACGAGCTCAACCTGGTCGTCGAGCGTGAGCTCGCGATCGAGGCGCGTCTCTCGGCGGCCCGCTCCAAGCTGACCAACGTTTCCGACAGCGAGCCCAGGGCAGCGGTCGAGAAGGGTGAAGCGACCGGCGACCGTGCCGACATCCGATCGGGCGTCAAGGCGTTCAGCTCGTCCAAGGCGGCCGCCCTGGTTGGCGGCTACCTCCGGCAGCTCTACACCGGCGAGATCCGGGCAATGGGCGAGACCAGCTCGACCTACGACGCCAAGGGTGCCGAGTACGTGATCGGCGAGCTCTACAACGCCATTGTCAATCGGCTGCAGTACGCGTCGGTCGGCCTTCAGCTCGCGACCGTCGTTCGGCCCGCCGGTGCCAAGATCAGCTTCCCCAAGGTCGGCGACGCCACGGCTTCGTTCGTCGGTGAAGGCTCCGCGACGACCGATCAGGATCTCTCGACCAGCGTGTCGGACTTGACCCTCTACGAGATGCGTGCCAGCGTGGCCGTGTCTCGCGGCCTGCTCGAGGACTCGCCGATCGATGTGGCCGGCCTCGTGGCCGAGCGGTTCGCTCTGTCCTACGCCCAGAAGTTCGACGGCGTCTGGCTTGGCGGCAACTCGTCCAGCCCGACCATCACCGGCCTCGCCGGTGCGGTGGCGGCCGGAAACACCATCACCGTGGCAGCCAACGCGGCAACGTCGCTCAACAACCTGGCCGACGTCGTCGGCAAGGTCGACGAGACGATCATGGGAACGGCTTCGTGGGTGGTCAGCCGTGCCGGCTTCGTCGACCTGATGAAGATCTGGTCGGCCCAGCAGACGACCATGACGGTCGGCGGCGGCCGCGTGGTGCCCACCGTGTTCGGTGCTCCGGTCTACATCGTCAAGGGTCTGCCCTCGACGACGCTGGCCCTCTACGGCGACTTCGCCATGTCAACGGTGGTCGGCATCAAGGACACCGGCCTCGAAATCGAAGCCGGACGCGAGATCCTCATGCGGAACCGCCAGGTGCTCTACGTGGCGAACACCCGGTTCGGCGTTGCCAATCACGCCCCCGAGTTCGTCGGCCGGCTCGCCAAGGCTGCCAGCTAACTCCCGGCAGCGTGACGTGAACAACTGACGCGGCCGGTGGTGGTCACCCGCCACCGGCCGCATCTCTACACCTAAGGAATCGCACCGTGCCACTCATGAAATTTGTCCGCGACGGCTGGGGCCACAAGGCTGGCGACGTCGTCGAGAAGCTGCCCGACTTCGCCCTCTGCCTTGAGCAGGAGGGCTACGCGGTGGAAACCACCGAGGCCCCGATTGTCGAGCGTGCAGTCGCCCCTGAGCCGGAGAAGCGAACCGCGAAGCTGGAGAGGTAATCCATGCGTCTCCGCTCTCTGGCAGTCGCCACGCAGCCGATCGTGGAGCCGGTCTCACTGGCAATGGCCAAGGCCCATCTGTCGCTCCTGCCCGAGCAGGAGGACGACGATACGCTGATTGTGTCGATGATCGCCACGGCCCGCCGGCTGATCGAGCGGCGGCTGGGAGTGGCCCTCGCCCCGCAGCAGCTCCGGGCCAAGTTCGACGCCACCGATGGCATGGGCTGGACCCGCGGGCCTGACAACGTCGGCCCCGTGGTGCTTCGGCTGCCGGTGGTGCCAGCTCTGGCCGGCGGCAGCTACCCGGTGGCAATGGATGTCGACGGTGCGGCCGTCAGCTTGTCCACGTACACCGTCGACGCCGACGCCGGCCAGATCCGATTTTCGTCGGCTCCGCAGATGTCGGACCTGACGACGCTGACGGTCACGTATTGGGCCGGGCAGGCCACGGTCTCGCCGCAGCTCAGGACGGCCATGCTGCTGTATGTCGGGCACCTGTACGCCAACCGCGAGGCCTCATCGGCAGACAGCCCGTCTGAGGTACCGATGGCCTTCGAGACGCTCCTGGCGAGTGAGTCTGTCAGCGGGAGGTGGTAATTGCCAATTCCAGCCGGCAGCCTCCGCGAGACCGTAGTAATCGAGAAGCAGACCGAAACGCGAAACGCGTTCGGCGAGGCCACCTCAAGCTGGTCGACGCACGCGACCAGGCGGGCGGCCGTCGAGGCGATCAGCTATTCGGAGACGCAGAAGCAGAACCGCGTCGGCGGCTCGGCCACGTTTGTGGTCCGCTGCCACTACGTTGAAGGCGTCACCGGAAAGATGCGTGTGCGGTGGAAGAGCCGCGGCGATCGTTACCTCTACATCTCGTCGGTCGTTGAGATCGGCTCACGGCAAGAGCACGAGCTCACGTGTGAGGAGAAGGCGACCTGATGCTGCTCCGATGGGAAAACAACGTAGAGCAAGAGCTCCAGGCCCTCATGGGACGGTTTGCGGCACTTCCCCGGCACATCGCCAAAAAGCACCTACAGGCAGCGATGAAGCGAACCGTGAAGGACGGCGTTCCACTCCTTCGGTCTATCACTCCGCCGCTGGGCGTCCGCCGCGGCCGCCGGCGGGCCGGGGCGTTTGTTCCGCAGAACAAATCCACAGGCGAGCTGCGGCGGGCAGTCACGACCAAATCAAAGTACATCGGCCGCAACGCTGACGGCGTGGTCTATGGCGTGGTGGGCTACAAGGCAGGTTTTAACAGCCGGAAGGCCATATGGCTGGAGTACGGCACACGCCGCGGCATCAGGCCGCAGGAAATGATCAATCGATTCATGCAGCAATATGGCGGGCCTTCGCTGACCAAGCTGAAGAGCGAAATGCTGAACGCTCTCGACAAGGCGGCCAAAGAAGTGGCAGGCGGCAAGAACCCCGGAAAGACATTCTGATGGCATATCCAGAACAGTGGCTTAAAGGTGCGATTGAGGCCGCCGGCGGCTGCCTGGCGTGGCCTATGGAGGCCCCCGAGGGCGCCGCCCTGCCCTACGTGATCTACGGCCGCACAGCGACGCAGCGTGAGCTAACCATGCCAGCTCCGTCGCCCGTGAACGTCAACCCCTCAGCGACGTTTAGCGTGCTCATGTACGCGTCGACTTACTCAGGCGTGAAGGCCTTGGCAGACTCCGTGCGCGTTGGGTTGCACAACTTCAACGGCACCGCCAACGGCGTGACAATTCGTCAGTGCTTCATCACCGAGGAGGCTGACGGCTCGCCGGACTACCTCGACGGTCAGGACAAGCCAACGTACACAGTCGATCACACGTACCAAATCCGCTGGGAGGAGTAAGCCATGCCGGCCATTGCTGATTCGCAGGGAACGACGTTCACTTTCAACGGCGTGACGTTTGTTGCCAAGAACGTGAAGGTGAAGAGAACGCAGGCCTACGTGGACGTCACGCCACTATCGGCCGCCGCAGGCTCCACCCGCCAACTGCAGGCTGCCCCGCTCGTCGACGGTGACCAGATCACGCTCGAATACATGGGCACGACTGCACCATCTCGCGGCACGGCTTCCGCGATCGCGTGCTCGACGCTCGGCATCAGCGGCAGCGCAGTCTGTGAGGACTTCGAGCTGACAGCGGCGGTGGGCGAGTTGATCATGGGCAATGCCACGTTCAAGCTGACCGGCACCTGATCGGCCGGGAGGTGACCCGTGCCAAACATTCCCAGCAGTCAGGGTGCCGTCCTGTCGTTCCGCGGCCAGGTGCTCGGCGTGCTGCAGAATGCCAGCCCGTCGTTTGCTGTCGGCAACAAACACGAAGTCACGAGCATCCGGTCTCCCGTGACTGGCTTTGGCCAGAACGCTCGCGTGCTCAAGCAATACAACGTGACGAGCATTGAGCCAGGCACGATCACGGCTCGTTTTCTGGGCTCGCCAGACTTGGCAAGGAACGACCTTGGAGGACCTGGATTCCTGTCGTTCTCGTGGGGCTCCGGCGCGACTCTTAGCGGACAGGCGTTTCTCGAAACGCTCGACGCCGAGTTTGCTAAGGGCGAGTTGATCCAGTGGGCGGCTGTGTTTCAGTTCTCTGGGTTTGACGCGTAAGGAAACAATATGGGACTGGCAGAAGACATTCTCGGCATCGACGACATCCGCGAGCCGCAGAAGCTGCACGTGAAGGCATGGGGCCGCGAGGTCTACCTCCTCGACCCGACCGCCGACATCCGCGACGAGTGGGAAATCTACTGTGCGTCCAACCAGGGCAAGCGTGCGAGCTGGCGGGCCAAGCTGGCCAGCCTGCTCCTGTGCGACGAGCAGGGCGTGCGTTTGTTCACGTCAGACGCCGACGTCGCCAAGCTCGGCAAGAAGAACGCCCGAGCCATGCACGAGATTTGGCAGGCCGGTCAGAAGCTGTTGTCGATCACCGACGCGGAGATTGAGGAACTCGAAAAAAACTGAGGAGCCGGCCGGACGACGTGTTCGTCTACAGGCTGGCCCTCGAGCTCGGCATACCAGACCCGGAGGAATGGAAGAAGCGGCTGACGCTGCGGCAGTTGAGGAAGTGGATGGCTTATTGGCGAGTCGAGCCGTTTGGTGACCAGTGGCGGATGGCTGCCAGGACGTCGCTAACAACGGCAGCCGGAATGGGCGCGAAGCCAGACCCGGAGGCCGAGGAGCGATTCTTGCCGAGCTACCGTGACAAGCCGCAGACCGAGGAAGAACTGAAACGTGAGCTGATGAAGATCCCAGCGTTCCGAGAGCAAATGCAGAAGGGCGAATAGTGGCAACGATTGGCAAAGTATCCGCTGTGTTCTCGGCCAACACGTCCGGCCTTAGGGCTGGCGTCAAC